CTATTCGCCTAAATACTCACCCTGGAACAGAGATGCCTGTGCCCGTTCCTCGTAGTTGCAGACCATCCACTCCTCTTGTCTGCGGCGATTTGATTTCGAGGCACTGATCGTCCGCTCGATACGATGGATAATCCATCCGTTCTTCCGGGCATACCGGTCGATCATATCGAACGGGAACATCGTGAGCATAAACTTTCCCTTGACGGTTTCAAGCAATTGCAAGAGTTGCTCCATATTCTGTTCGTTGAATGTATCCTCATAGTGTCCGCAATCGGAGTTCACATAAGGCGGATCGACGAAATGAAAGGTATCGGGAGCATCGTAGCAGTCGATCACGTCGAGAGCGTTTCGGTTCTCAATAGTCACTCGTTCGAGCCGCTGACAAAGCCGCTCTGTGAACTCATCCTTCGCGTTACGCAGTTTCTTGGTCATTGTGCCGCTGAAGTCATATCCAAATGTCCCGTCCATCATTGACGCAAACGACATTTTACAGAGCACCCATACGGCCCATGCCCGTTCGACGGGAGTAAAGAACTGCGGATAAGAGTTGATATGTCCGGCATGGGCGTGCAGGTCCCGGCTGTGTAGTGTTTTGTTAATCTCGTGTTTGAGGTCTGAATAGTAAACTTGCATACACCAGTAGAAGTTTGTCAACTCCATGTTGATGTCATTGATGATTTCAGCTTCGGAGGGCCGTTTGGCGAACAAGACGGCCGCACCGCCGCAAAATGCCTCTGTATAGATCTTATGCGACGGGATCAAAGGCAAAATGTGCTTGAGCATTGTCTGTTTGCCGCCATAGTAGGAAATAGGGGTTCTCATAGTTTGCTATTTTATTAAAATTAGTATCTTTGCGTATCTCATCTACATACCAGCCGTCCCCTGTACAGGAAACGACACAAAAAATTACTCGCAGCAGGAGGTTTTATCCCCCGGTCGCTGCGAGTAATCGTGCATTTGTTGGTATGTAGGTGAGATGACTGCTAACAAACCGGGGGATTTTTTGTGTCCTCCCCCGAAGGACTTTATTTGTCAGATTCGATGCTGACCGTCTACTTCGTCTTTCACTTTTCTGCCGACAACCGACGTATTCCATACATGGTCCATCGCAGCCATTAAAAATTCTTCAATTAATTTACGACTGTCTCCAATGGCGGTTCTCAAATCTTTGTCCAGGTCGTATGGTCGGTATCTCTCTTATAGACATACCCGTTTCGAATACGTAATCCGGCTTTTCCGATCAGGACTTCGAAAATATCTCCCGTGAATACCGCATAGTTGCTCGATCCTTTCACAACGGCTACTCCGTTGGGAGCGATCAGGTTCTTGCGGATGTCTTTCACGAAGTTGAATTGGGCGGCATTCATCGTTGCAGAGGCCGTAAGTTTTCCGGCTGCCGATGCTTCGACCGTAATCCGGATGTAGTACTTCTGGGCTGCTCCAGTGAAAAGATATGAAATCGTCTCGTCGATATTCAAATTCGTGTTTTGGGCTTCAGCCGTGCTGTTTCGGTACAGGGGATCGGCTTTCCCCGTCAAAGCGTTTACCACCTCGATCTTTACGCCCCCGCCGCCTCCTTCGGCATTGCCTGTGATGCGGCCTGTAATCCGGGCCGACATCTGTACTCCCTGTCCACAGGTAAACGGCGGACTTGATTCGTAAACATTTCGGATAAAAGGATTGCTTTGTCCCATAGCCAGTGCGCTCACTTCTTTCGTTTCTACGACACCCGGGACACTCGAAGCACCCAGGACCTGCGATACGGACGTAATTCTGTATGGGGTGAGTATGATTTTATCTCTGCTTGCGGCTGCATCGCTCACCTCTACGGAATCGCTTTTGACCTGCAGGATTCCGACGGTTCCTTTGGTTGCGTGTACTTCCCCGTCGGCGTGCACTCTGAACACGGCTTTTTTCCGGTTTGTATAGTCGGCTCCCGACCAGAAGGGCACATCGTCTTCCTGCAAGCCGCTCACGCCGGCCGTCACCTCGCCTTGCATGTTTTTCATCAACATTACGTTGGTCATCACCAGACCGCCTTTCACTTCGGTACTTCCGTCTTCCATAGCCTGCTTGAGGTACTCTGTCGATTTGATGGATTCGTCTATCGCTTCGTCGATCAAGTCCGACATGTTGCCGCTCAATTGATAATAATCGGCAAATACGTCTCTGAACTCTGTGCCGGTTATCTCGGATGTCGTACTCATATCGGCCAGCAGGGGCGCAAGGTAATCTTCGAGTCTCTTAAAATAGGCAGGGAAAGACCCCATGTCCACGCCATATTGGTCGGCCCTGGCCATTATACTCCAGTATTCACCCTGAATGCGCACCCATTCGTTGGCCACCTGCTGTTTGTCGGATGGCGTCAGGCTTGAATCCGAGGCGATGTAGTCCACATCCAGCTTCACCTGCTCAATCTGCGCCTGCACATCTTCTTCGGCCGTGATATATCCTGTGGGGGCCTTGTTGCCTTCCGTAAGCTGAATATCGTACAGGTAGATCGGGTTCCAGGTGACGACATAGAGGACTATTTTCTGCAAGGACTTGCCCGCTTTGGTCGTATAGACCGCTTCATACAGTTCGGATGCAGTCGGCGAAGGCGGCGTGGCCATAAATTGAAAGGTGTTATCGTCATAGACCGCGCAAAACATAACTCCCTGCTTGCTGTTGGGCTGCTTGATACGGGCCTTGAAGACATAGGACATACCGGCCTTGTAGACGATCTTACCCCCGAAGCAATCTTCAAAGGATGTAATACCATCGGCCAAAGGCGTGGCCACGCCTGCATTGCTCGCTTTATTGGCATCGATCCTCATGTATGCTCCATCCGTGTCCGTACCGGTCGTCACCACATCCGAAACACCCTCTTTGGCGCTGTTCCACGCATAGAGGAATTGTCGGGCTATATAGTTGCGGGCGCCGAACTGAAGATTAGCAATCTCGTCTTTGGCTTCGTTGGCTGCCGTATCATCGGTGTATTTAGATGCTTTGTCCCAATCCGAGCTCTCGAAATTACCCGTTGCACGGGATTCGATACAGCGCATGATGTCGCCACCTTCGCCCTGCGTCCAGATGTCACCCACATCGTAGGGTGTAGTCGGTGTTACGACGAATACACGACATTTGGCATCGGCCGTGTCCTGCGCCCGCGCCGCCTCTTGCAGGGCCTTTACCGCATCGCTGTCGGCGATCAGTGTCCATTTATAGGTTCCGTCCTCTTCTTTTACCCACCGCCACGATTTGCCCGCATCGGGGTTCGTCGTCTTGTCGCTCGATATGGTGAAGTGAATCTGCGGGTATTCCGCCGGAGTGATTTTGGCATTATCGGTTTTGCGGATGACAAAAGCTATGTAGGGATTGTCGCTTCCGACGGTATAGCTCTGGCTCCATACGTAACTTGCTATAACCGCTCCGGATGACGCTATCGGATTGTAACCCATCGTATAGCCTTCGCCCACCGACAATACGGCGCCTTTGGGTATTCCTCCGACCGGAGTTTTGAGCCGGATGCGGGTGCTGTCGGCGATTTTGATTTGATCCCAGGTCTTAATGCCGTCGATATAGGATGCACCGATGCTGCCCTGCTCCCAACAGCCTGCGTCCGTCGGGTCGAAATTCGCGGGCAGCGTATTGGTGAACGTGTCGCCGATATGGTTTTCCTGCTCGCCGTCCGCTATCCATGTTTGGGCCGGTTCATTGTAAAGCGAGGGGGTATAGGGATAAAACCAGTTTTCCACGACACCGTCCAGCCGTTTGTTGATCTCGGACAATTCGTCGGGCAGCGTGTTATCGATGTAATCCTTAGCCTGCTGAGCTTTGCGATCGGCGGAATTGGCAGTGGCCTGGGCTTCGGTGGCCGTCTGATCGATCTGTTCGATGTCGAACTCCTTCTGGAACTGTCCCGTTGCGGGGTCGTAGAGCTTGCCTTGCTTCCAGCCTGCCTCCGGGGTGAAGGCCACGCCGACGCCGTTGTCGCCGACCAGCCGGAACAGCTTGCTCCGGGTGTCCAGCAGCGCCTTCTTGTCCAGGCTGCTGATCATACCTTGCAGGTAGATATTATCCAGATAGGCCGAATAGCCCGACATCTGGATCCCGAAGACGGAGAGGTTCGTAAGGTCACCGAACTGCGCGGCGATATTCTCGGCCGTGAACTCCCAGTCGCTGACATTGCGGAGATAACGCTGGTAGGTGCGCGTCGAGTAGCGCGAGCTCCGCCGGGCGGTATTCGTGAACGAGCCGTAGGCTACGAAGGTCATCGATTCCATCGGATCGATCTGCTTGGTAAAGGTGGCCGACAGGGGGCGCAGCTCGTAGCGGAACCGCTCGTTGCGGTCGCCCAGGACCTCCGTGATACGGAAATAGACCGTTGCGAAGCCTGCGAAAGAGAAGTTGCCCCGGCCGTCGTCGGAATCTGCCGTCGCATTGTTCGACGGGTCGAAGTCGTGGAAGATACCCATGCAGATATCCCCGACAGCTACGGCGCCGATCTCTCCCTCTTCGAGTTTGAGCGTTACGAGCTTCTGCTCCTTGTCCACGCTCTCGATCACCCCGGCGCCCGGAGCGCTCCAGTCGTCCCCGACGCTGATGCCCACACGGTTGTACCGAAGCTCCGGAACCTCCAGAAAACGACGGATGAAGAGGCTCTCCAGCTCGCCGGCGCCTCGTCCGTCGATCTGTGCACCGAAGCCGGTGATGCCGCTGGCGAAGTCGCTTGTCCGGAATCCCTCGTCGAGTTGCTGCCGCTTAAGGAATCGGGTGATTCCTTCGACCGTACCTCCCCGGCGCTTGTTCAGAAATTCCCGTTCGCTCTTACGCGACGAATAGAGCGTCGTGTCGCTCGCCGGTGTTTCCTCCCACGATTTAATGATGTCAGGAAATTCCGATGAAACCTGCCGGGTTATCTGCGTCACTTCCGAAATCTGATTTTCGATGCGGGAAATACGGCCTGTGGAGAGGACATCGCTCATTTTAAGAGTCATGCTTCCGGGCTGAACGACGGAGCGACTGATCGCGACGATACGGATATCGCGATATCCGGTATCGGGAAAAAACTTGTCGCTTCCGAGCCGAATCCGTTGCCCTGGCTTCAAATCGAGGTTTCTTTTATCGACAACCGTAAAATCCGTCGATGCCTGGAACACGGATATATCTTTACGGCTGTCGGCCATAAAGGTATCTACCGCAGTTTTGAATTCCTGTTCGGCCGCAGGATAATAACTGTCCGGCATACTGATATTCCAGAGCACGTATTCGTTCCCGGGAGCCGGGACCAACGGTTCCGACGGCAACTGCATATCGTTGTCGTAGGGCCATTGGGTGATGATCTCGAATTCCTTCTTTTCCGAGTCGTAATTCACTTCGAACTCCCGTCCGCGAAGCTCTCCGGTCTGAAAGGTCACCCGTTTGACGAGGCCGCCTATTTCGTATTGATTGGGATCGAACGGAATGTCGGGATCGGTGAAATACCAGACCGTAAACGGCGAGCCGTCATCGCTTGTGCGCTCTTCGGACCGTACGGAACCGACCGTACCGATCCGGCGCGGATATATCGCATCGAACGCTTCCTGCTCGAAATATTCGATGATACCGAGGTGGGTATCCTGTTCGACGTACTTCGCCCCGTCGGGCAGTTGCAGCCGGGCATATCCGTACCGATCCGGATCGATGTTGCGGGAGGAGCCTACCGGGAAGAGCCGAGTGAAAAATTTCACGCCATCGGCCATGCTCCGTTCGATTCCTCCGGTCAATCCGTTGCCGTAAGACAACGGGACAGGCTCGCCGAACTCACAGCGGGATATGTTGAGCGTCATCCCGTCGAACCACCACTCCGTCCCGGCGGCAGACGACAGTTCCGAAAGAGCATCGGAGGCGTACTTTCCCGTATATTCGATATCGATGTACTCCGATACGACCACTTCTCCGACTTTCCATTCGGTCGTCCCCATTTTGCGGTTCATGTTAGCGATAATCAGCGCCGCATGTTCGCGTGCCGGTGCCGTGAGTGTCAGAATCGGATTGTCGTCATCATCCGGATTGACCATCAGGACCTGCGTGGTGAGTCCTTCGACCCCCGACAGTTGCACCGAGTAGCTCCATTCGCTGTCGCAGTTCATCTTCGGCTGATAACGTTCGAGAATCCAATAACGCCGTCCGAGGAAGTCCGCATAATCGTAAACTTCGAGCGTGACGCATTCGAAGGCCGTGAAGGAGAGCGAGAGGACACTCTCCTCCTGTATGCCGCAGGTTGCAGCACTGTTACTATCGGGAGAGGCCGTCAGCTTCAGATTCCCTTCTTTCGAATATATTTTGAGTTCCATTTTTTGAAGATTTGAACGTGACCTTTAGATCGACGCAGCGAGTTCGAATGTCGGCTTCGGCTCCCGGAATTTCACCGAGAAGGTCGCTGCGACCTCTCCCTTTCCGAATGGCGCCAGTTGTGAATAATCCGAAAATCCGGTCATATAAACCCGGAATTTCAGCCCTACGTCCGTCAGATGGAGCGCCAGCCACCCGTCGTCGCCCTCCTTGAGAAATTTCACGAACGAGGCGTAGCGCGTGAAGAACGAAACATCGTTCGAGGCGACGATGGCGAATCGCAGCGTGATATCGCGGGCTTCATAAGTCTGCGTCAGTATATCGGGCATACGGACACCGTCCTCCTCCTGAATGGAAACCTCCGCCTGCTGCTTGAGAGCCGGAGGTGCAAGCAGCGAATCGTAGTTGTCGTGTCTGTCTTCAGCGGTTTCCGCGAGGAAAGCCCCGAAACGGGCATATACATCCGTTTGGTTGATCAGCAACAGTCCTTCGAGTATTTCAGCCATAATCAGATCGCTTTTAATCCGTCGCGTTTTATGGTTTGCAACAGTTCATAGATTTGGGGTATCGGTTCGGTATTTTCCCGGATGGCATTCATCGCTTCGAGTGACCCTTTGAGAACCGGGACAATACCTTCGATGTTTTCGTCGATCTTCGCGGAATGGATCTGTACCGATGTGACCAGTCCTTCGACGCGGGAGAACGAATCCTGCGTTACGGTCTGAATGGCTCCTGCCTTACCGCTCTGCTGCGAAGTGCCGGCTTCCTCGTCGATTGAAAGTCCGTTCTCTTCTGCAATGCGGCGGAACTCTTCCCACAGACGATTGAAATCGTCCTGTTGCTCCATGGCATCCGAAACCAGCGATTTCATCGTTTCGCTCCATTGAGCGAACCGCTCTTCGTCGGAAAGGTCGCTCTGCATGACCTCTTCGATGCGTTTTTGGGCATCTTCGAATACCTTACCGAGCGTACTCGAATAGATCATATCCTTGGCCAGCGAGCGCAGGGCCTGCCCGACGCTGTCGGCAAAAGTATCCGCCGCATCGGTGCCGTTTTCGAAAGCATCCACCAAAGCATCGGTAAGCGTACGGCCCAGATCGCCGAAAATATCCTGCAAATAATCCCGGACCGCAGTCAATGCCTCTTCGTAGGTTTCCCAGTCGTCCACCATTTCGCGGAGCATCTCCTGATTCTCCCGTGCCAGGTGCTGGAAAGTTTCTCCGCCCTCTTCGACGAATTGCCGGAGCGCGTCCATATCGACTTCGCCATCCGTGAATAATTCGGGAAGCAGCGAACCGAGGGACTGATATTTTGCCGAGCGGAACCAGGTCGAGTGACGTGTCTGAACCTGCATGTTGGCGATCGAATCGGCAATGTTCTCCCAAGTTTTTTCATACCTGAACAGCCCCGAAAGTCCCGTGCCGGCTCCGCCTCGCCACTCTCCCGGCAACTGATATTTTTCTTCCCCGCGCGAGAGGATTCTCTCCCGGACTTTCTCCAGCTCTTCAAGCGAGGTGCGCACTACATCGATATTTTGCTTGTAACGGTCGTACACCCGATCCCCGAAGATATTGTCGAATTCATCGGAGTCGATACGGCTGCGCTCTTTCATGATCCGAAGTTCTTCGTTGAACTCGCGGGCCAGACGAAGGTTGCGCTCCATCGAAGTTTCACCGCCCTCGAACAAATTGACAATAGTGGTCAGCGCACCGATACCGGCAGATATGCCTCCGAGAATTCCGGAGGCCATGCCGAGCGTGTTCGATGCGGCTTGAGCTTTCCGGTATGCCTGAACGGCATTGATGATTTGCAGGGTAGAGCCGGCGATATCTCCTGCGGTGGCGATGATGGTTCCTCCGGCTCCCCCGACGGCATCGCCGACCTCATTGAAAGTGCCGATAACGTCGGTCAATACGCGGTGAAGCTCCGTCCAGGAAGTCGTATCGGTAGTTTCCTGTTCCGTTTGGTTCTGTTTTTTCGCCAGTTGCTGTTCGGCCTTGCGGAGTTTGGCCCGCGCAACGGCGATGGCATTACCATCATCCGGCGTCTCGCTTTGCAGGTTCTCCAGCTCTTCCTGAGCTTCGATCACCAGGCTTTCCAGCTTTTTGACCGAGGCAGTGACGACCCGGTCGGCCCAGGCTTCGAATTCCGGGAACTGGCTTGCAAATTGTTCCGTGAAGTCGTCGAGCGCTTTTTGTTTGGCTTCCCGAGCGAGTTGCTGGGCCTCCGGATTTGAGGCAAGAGCGGCAATATCCTGATCGTATTTCCGGGCGATTCGCAGACGCCCCTGCTGGTAGGTTTCGTACTTCTCCAGCAACTTGGCGTATGAAGCCTCCTCTTTCTTATCGACATCCGCAAGCTCTCTGTCCCGAATTTCCGCAGCTTGGGCTATTGCAGCGGCCGTGCCGGCCATAAAGGTTTTCTCCGCATTCGAATCGATATCGGCCCCCGACTCCCGGAGTTTGCGAATCAGCGCGAGCGTCTGTTGTTCCTGCCGCTCATATTCCTGACGGTTTTTCTCGTAATTGAGGCGGATCGCTTCCCGTTCCCGGTCGAATTCGTTTTCAATCAACTCGACCCGCTGGTCGTCGAGGCTCTGCTGTTGGCGACGTACGGCCGCCTTATACTGTTCTGTGAGTTGGTCGATGGAAGTCGGTTCGGGATCGGTCGTCGTGCCGGACGGGTTTTCCAGCAACTGGGCCTGCTCCGCCACGGCAGCCAATTTCGTCCGCTGCTCTGCGAGGAATTGCAGAAATGCCCCGAGGTTGCCATCGAATTTCTCCTCTATCTCATCGATAATCTCTTCTCCTCCTTTGTTCTTCCTGATCTCTTCAAAAATCCTTTCCTGCCAGTAAGAAACACTTTCTTCTGCATCTGACAGAATGTCTTTCGCCTGTAAGAGATCTTTGCGTGTTTGGGGATCATAGCCTGGTTGACGCCATGATTTCGCATAGTAGGTTTTCCGTTTTTCAGCAACATCCTTTTGGGCCTCGAGGTATTTGTCATTAGCCTTTAGGAATTGTTCGATATCCGGTATGTTATTGAAGAACAGCTCTTGCTGTTCGATATCCACCAGGCTCTTGAAAGCCGCCTGTGCTTTGGCGTATTTGTAAATGTTTTTGATCAGCTCCTTGTAAGTGTCATTCGCTTGTCCGAGCATGATTTGCTCGTCGGAAAGATTCTTGAAATAACCCGAAAACTCCTCTTTGAGTTTGCGCACGGCTTCCCGGCGATCGTCTGTGGCGCGGGCATTATCCGTTGCGGCCCGGTAGAGAAGATTCAATTTTACGACCTCCTGCTGAGCGTTCCGGGCCCCTTCAAGCATCGTATTCTGAAAACGTTCAGTCGCCATGCGAGCGGTGTCGAGCGCCTTCTTTCCCCGAAACAGATTCGTCACCCAGTTTCCGATCTCCTTGCCGTACGCAACTGCCAAAGTAATACCCACAGTCAATAAAGTCTGAAAAGAGCCTACGGAGGAAAGTATTTGTCGCCATACAGGAATTGTTTTTTCACCACTGGCAGCCAATAACTGATTTTCGGCCCTGGTACGAGCTATTGCATCCCAAAGAATAGGATAATTATTCGAAACTGCCAGAAAATACAACTGTAATCCCATTGCCAGCGACGGTGATTCACGAATTATTTGCTGAATAGCCATATGTAGGCTATTATAGCTCCTTACGGCTGCCGGAGCGCTTGCAGGAACCAGATCGGTGCGTTTGGTCGCGGCTTGCAAAGCCTGGAGCTGCCGCTGCAACGCTTCTATCTGGCGGATGTTTTCCGTCTGATCCATTTCCGGCGTCTGGGCTATGACTTTCTGAAGTCGCACAATTTCATCCTTCAAAGCCTGAATACGGCCTCGCGCCTGCGCGGCATCCTTGTCCACGGCATCAATCCCGCCGGAAACTCCGGAGAGTCCCTGGCGGGTATTGTTCTTTACGAGGAATTCTATCTCGACGGGTTTCATTGCAAGTTGAGTTTCGATTGAAAGAGTTGTGCGGTATCGGGTTTTCCCGTTGCACTCCCGGCTTCCGTACATTCGGCCGGGACGCTTCGATAATGCGGGGCATCGGCCAGCATCATGGCCAGTGTCTGGAAATTGACCTTCCACAGAATGTAATGCACCGACCATCCTGTTGCGGAGGCAATTTGCCAAACGATTCCGAAGGGGCTATGGGAACTCTCGTAAACGGTTCTTAACTCCCCTTTCCTGCTCTTTTGGGGCGGCTCGCTTCGTACCGGAAGGGATCGATACTCTCGGCCGATTCGATAATACTCGTAAAATCCCGCGTGCCCCGCATTCTGCGGAACCAGCGCTGGGCTTCGATCCGGTACTCGGAGGGTACCTTCCACCGGATCAACCAGGCCACCACGGGGGCCAGCAGGAGTCCGGACAGATAGCCGCGACATATCGTCAGCGCAAGGATCAGCGAAAGGCGTTTGGCATGCCGGTCGAAAAAGGCACGCTCCTCGTCTTCGGAGAAAGCATCCCATTCCCGGGCCGTGATTCCCAGCTTCAGGTAGTGGCGTACGATGCGCATCTGCCCTCCCAGGCAGGGGCGCCGCATCGTTACGCGCAGCACCCGCTCCCGGCCTCCGGGCAGGCGGAATCGGAGAAGAGGCAGCAGAATCCCCACATCGAGCAGAGCTTCCGCTGCCTCCAGTTCTACATTGCGTTTCATGGCTTAGGCATTGGGCTGCGAAAGCGATACGGTAGCTTTTGTTTCAGGATCGGACTCCAGGATGAATTCCAGTTGTCCGGAGCGGGGCGATTCCGTGGAATTGGCTTCGGCGATCACCGTGACGCGTCCGTTTATGACTTCCACCGAGAAGCCTTCGGGCACAGCACCTACCGAGAACGGACCCGATGCTTCGATATCGACCGGGAGGCTGCCGCCTGCCTGTTCGAAGGTCAGCGACGTCGGGTCGGCCTCGATGAAGGGCTCCGTCGGCAGAATCGAACCGGGCGAAGAGCCGTCCAGCGGGGCCAGGACCTTCAGTCCGAATTCGATGCCGAGGACGTTTTCGCCGCCCAAGCCGCCGCGAATCTTCGAGGCACGCAACGAAACGCGCTTGAGTTTGACGGTCTTACCCGTACCGGTCAGAATGCGCATATCTCCTTCGACACGCATCGAGCTGGCGGGCATTTGCCACTCCTCACCCGCGACTTTGCCGCCCATCAGATCGACGCAGTTCTGGGGAACCATTTCGATCATCTTTCCGGTAATCTCATTCGTCGCGGCTCGCGTTTCGATATCCAGCACGGGACTGGTCCGAATCTGTGCGGCCCAGAGTTCGACGGTCTGGGCGTCTTCACCGCCCCAGTCAAGGCCCTCTTCCGAAATGTTCCCCATGCGTCTGCCGTTGAAATAGACAGCGTCGAGCAGCATCAGATAGCCGTCGTTAGTTTGAATTACAGATCGTTTAGACATAATTAAATTGTTTTGAAAAGTTTTGCAAATAAGTTTGTTTTATGAGCCCACCAGCTGCCGAGACATCCGATAACGATTCCGAAAAGCATCCACCTTCCCCGATAGGCCGGGGACCGCGTTTGTTGTATTGCTGTTTCCGAAGATTGATGCCTGGAGACTTCGAGGAGTCGGTCGTATGCTTCCCGGGTTTCTGCCAGACTCTCCTTCAGAGAATCTGCATATCGGTCCTGCCGGGCCGAGGTCGCTTTGTAATATTCGACTCGTCGGGCAAGCGAATCGCTGCGTGCTGAAATGCGGATGGTATCCCCGTCACGCCGGGCTTCGAGCGTCAGCCGACCGTCACGGGCAACATAGGCCGCCCCCTCCGGCAGATTACGGAGGCTCTCCTCCGTCACCGTCACCGCTGCTGTCCGAAGCGGAATCGCCTCCGTCCGCAGCGCCCGCAGCACAGAGGTCTCCTCCGATCGAGAGTTCATTGCCGCTCGTGCGGTTTGCTCTACGGCGTTTTGTGCGCCGCGCTGCATGTGCGACACGGTATCCGTCCTGTTCTGTGTCCCTGTCGAGAGGAGCTTCTTCGTCGCAGTGCAACTTGCCAGCAGCAGGATGGAGAGCAGCAAAAAGAGTCTTGTCTTCATACGAATTTCGTTTTCCGATGGTCTTGCGGAGGCGCTCCACCTCTTTAGTCAGCCGGTCGATGCGTACGAGCATCTCTTCCTGGTTGGCCTTGAGGTCGATGTTTTCCCGCCGCAGTTGGATATTTTCTTCGAGAATCTTCTTGTTTTCGCCCGAAAGCAGGTTGATCGAACTCTGCAACTCTTTGAGAAAATCGTTGTTCTGTTTGCGGCGCGAGAAGATCCAGGTGAAAACGCTGCCGAGGAATCCCCCGGGAAGTGCGAAAGCGAGTATCTGCATCCAAATGCTGTCCATCGTTCAATCGGTTTTTGAAAGTTAGTTTACGCCCGTTCGATCATGCGTGCAATCTTCGAGATCAAATCCGCGTAGGCTGCGGGTTCTGCCGTACAGTACCCGGCCTTGGCGATCTCATAAGCGAAACGTGTTATGTCGTTACGATACGCCCAGGCTACTGCGTAGCGTTTGGCGGAAAGGACCTTCGCATGGTCGCGGATGCCCTCCTCCGGCGTGTCGTAGTCGCGGAACTTGCGATCGACCTCGTAACGGTAGCGTCCATCCGAAGTCCGGGTGATCGAATAAACCTTCTCGAATCGTCCGCTCTGCCGGTCATCCGAAAAGTATTCGAAGGTCCGTTCGGTTCGCCGCTTTCCGGTCCACTTATCTCCGGCCGTAATGCCGAAAAGATTATTTCCGATAGCATGATCGCCCCATCCGCTTTCGAGGGCGGCCTGCGCCGCAACAAACAGAGGATTCAACCCTGTTTCGGCGCAGACCCGCTCGATTGTCGGATAATAGGTGCGCTTGAAATCCGTCGGTTTCATGGCTTACTCGGTTGCGGTGCCGACCAGGGCCATTACACCTGCATTATCGCCGCGCATGATGCTGCCTCCGGCACGTACGAGGAAAGAGTAGACATCCCCATAATAGTCGGGCGCTTTCTCCTGCTCAAAAGCCTTGACTTCGCCCAAGGCGCGGCATACGGACTGATCGTGCCAGGCAAGGGCTGCGGCCAGGTCCGTGGCGGCACCGCTTTCGCCCCACCGCTTCGGAGCTTTATCCGCAGTGTAGAGCGTAGCTTGTGAACGCATCATGACGTTGAACGAGAAGAGTTTTCCGATGATGCCGTTCTGGGCATCCGCCGAGGCGAGGAATGCGGAGTTCTCATTGGCAGTGAGATCGCTCAACAGCTGTGCGTACATCTGCGCATCGAGCAGCAGGTAGCGGCCCTCCTGGGGAATGTTCTCGCTGTTGAATTTCGTCATCAGCGTCAGAATATCCGCCCTGCAAAGCCCTTTTCGCCTGCCTGTCGCCGAAGGTGTGTAAGCATCCACCGGTGCCCCCGTGGTTTCGATCACACGATCCGAGGCAGGACTCCAGGCGAACAGAAAATCCTTGGCCACAGCCTCATGCAGGGCGAGCTTGTCCTGCCGTAATACGGACTCGCGTTTGTTGTACGACAGCTCGACCTTGTCGGCATCGGGGATCAAAACGGGATCCGTCGTGAAAGCAGCCAGCTCGAAAGTTTTGTCCGTGTCGGTACGCTGCTTTACCGTTGCGGGTAATGACGTTCGGTTCTTCTCGACTTTCGAAGCGGCACCTGCCTGCGGGATATGCACGATCTTTCCCGCTTCGACATACTCGTCGGCGTTGAACGCTTTCGAAAGGAAGCTGTTGGGAGCGAACAGACCTTCGACGATCGATTTCTCCCAGATTTCTTTTTGAATAGCCATAATGTTTTTTGTTTTTGATGAGTTCTACATGTTAGGTTCGGTACCGAAGGCCGCTTTGAACTTCTCACGGAAGAGTTCCGGCGCCTTGTCCCTGAGTTCAACAAGGCGCCCTGCCTTATCGAGTTCTTCCCACGACTTGTTTACAAGGTCGGAGAGTTCGACCGACTGCCGTCGTTCACCCTCACGGATAAGCGCTGTGACGGATTTGCGGTGCGGAATGGCTTCGAGGGTGGCTTTGGCACTCTCGAAATCCGTATCAAAGAGTTTCAGATAAGCCTCCTTGCCTGCGGTATTGATCCTTCCGTCGGCAATGGCTGCATCCACGAGGCGAATCGCCTCGGACTTCCGGATCTCCTTGTGCTCGGACTCCGCACGCGCTGCAGCATCTCTGAGTTCCTGATTTTCACGTGTTAGCCGGTCGTTGTTTTCGATCAGCCGGTTCACAGCGCCGATAACCTCGGCATCCTGTGCTGAGTCCTGCAACTTGAGGACTTCCTTCAAAGTCTTGTTCATATTCGAATCGATTTTTGAGTGATTGAGCCTGTCCATAAGCCGGATGACAGTCGAAGCATCCGTGAGATCGAGAGGTTTTCCCGTTTGACGGTCGAAAAGTACCAGGGCATTGTGATTGGCCCCGATCGTGACAATGGACGCTTCACGGGCTGTCCAGCGCGTCACGGTCGGAAGCGTCTGCCCGGGAAGTTTCAACTCTGCGGCGTCACTCACCTCTTCGGGAGGCCAGGCTCCCATAGAAGCCATGCGCAGGAATCCGCCTTCGACCTTGTCGGCAATCTTCACCGCCTCGTCATCCTTCTCGTCGAAGAGGGCATCGGCAAGGATCTGCGTACCTTCAATGCGGATGTTTTCCCAACGACCGATCGGAAGCTCCCAGTCCTTATGATTGAGCAGGATCACGGGGTTCTTGCGGAACTCCTCGAGATTAGCGCCGCTGGTGAGCATACGGAACCCGTAGGTATTGACCGTCTCGTCGTGCAACACGAATGTAAATCGTTTCATAAAAGCCATCATTTTTCGGCAAAATTGGATTGAAAACACCCGTTTTGCAAATTATATTGTATTGTTTTACAATTTATTACACTTTAATTGCACTTTGCATGCAGACCATTTATCCACAATTCGCTCCGTTCGGGTGAAGAGCTTACCTTTGGGGTGTAAAACAGAGATTTTTCATGACACAAGAGTTGGATAACAAGCAGAAGAAGGAGTGGGCGAAACTACTTTTCCTCACTACGGATCTCACCCAGGCCGAGATTGCCGTGAAGATCGGTGTCTCGAGGATTACTATCGTACGATGGGCCAAAGAGTGGGAGGGTCTCAAGTTGAATTTCCTCCAAACCCGTGAGGCACGGATCAAATCGACACTCATGCAACTTAATGAACTCGACGAAAGCATCGCGGCGCGTGAGCAGGGTGCACGCTATCCGACGGTCAAGGAGGCAGATATCCGGCGCAAACTCACCGCCGACCTCGAGGCGCTCGAACAAGAGGCCTCCGTGCGGGACATTGTCAATGTGTCAAGAGGTATTCTCGACTATGTCCGGGCTATTGACCTGGAGAAGGCCAAGATACTCTCGGACTATTTCGATTCATACATACAGGAACGGCTGAAATGGGTAAAGTAGATGACATGCGTGCCTGGAACGAATGGCGTGAATACCACCGTGCCCTGAAGCGCGACAAGGCGGTGGACAAACTCTCCCCTGTGGAGCGGATGCGGCGACTCGAGAAGCTCGAAAAGGATCCCGTTTCGTGGATGCTTTTCTTCTTCGCCGAATACACCCGGCATCCTTTCACTTCCTTCCAGAAGAAGGCTATCCGGCGGATCACCTCCAATCCGGAATGGTATGAAGTGCTCTCGTGGTCACGCGAGCTGGCCAAATCGACCATCGTCTTCATATGCATCATGTATCTTGTACTGACGAAACGCAAACGCAACGTGCTGCTCGTTTCCAACAGCCATGAGAATGCCACGCGGCTTCTGGATCCTTACAAGAAGTCCTTCGAACAAAATTCACTGTTAAAGGCTTACTACGGGGACCTGAGGGAGGCCGGCAACTGGACCGCCGACGAGTTTTCGCTGACCTCGGGCGCGGCGTTCCGGGCGCTCGGTGCAATGGAATCGCCGCGAGGCACCCGCAAGGATGCCTTCCGCCCGGATACGATTCTCCCGGACGATTTCGACACGGATGCCGACTGCCGCAATCCCGACATTGTAAAAAAGAAGTGGCAGTGGTTCGAGGAAGCCCTGATTCCAACCCGATCCGTGAGCGGCGACCTGCTGGTCGTGTTCTGCGGGAACGTCATTGCCCGGGATTGCTGTGTGACGCGGGCCGGGGCCAAGGCCGACCATTGGGATATTGTGAACATCCGCGATGCCGAAGGCCGCTCGACCTGGCCCGAGAAGAACACCGAGGAGCGTATCCGCCGCATCGAGCAGACCATTTCCACCAAAGCCTTCCAGCAGGAGTATATGAACAATCCGCTTTCCGAAGGCGAGGTCATCAAGGAGGTGATCTGGGGAAAATGTCCGCCGATGCAACGGCTCCAGTTCGCAGTGGCCTACGCCGATCCTTCTCCGTCAAACGCCCGCAACAAGGCATCGAGTTTCAAAGCGGATTTTCTGCTCGGTTACTGCGACGGGACATTCTACGTCTATACGGGATTTCTCGACCATGTCACCAACGACGAGTTCGTGGACTGGTTCTACAACCTGCGCGATTATGCGAGCGAACGTGTGCAGGTTTATTACTTCATCGAGAACAACAGCCTGCAGGATCCTTTCTATGAGCAGGTGTTCCTCCCAATGTTCGCCGCCCGCGCCCGCGAACGGGGATTCATCGGCATCACACCCGACTGTCGCTGTAAACCGCCGAAATTCGAACGCATCGAGGGAAACCTCGAACCGTTGATCCGCCAAGGGCGCCTGGTACTGAATATCGACGAACGAGAGAATCCGCACATGAAACGCCTCGAAGAGCAGTTCCTGCTGCTCAACCGACAAATGAAATCTCCGGCCGACGGCCCTGACTGCATCGAAGGAGGCGTATGGATCATCAACCAGAAGATCTCCACGCTCAACGAGGGATCCTATACCATCGGTCAACGAGTACGCGCATCAAAACGTTTCTAATATGGCTTTTCTGACACCTGAAGAGTTGCAGACGCATCTCTATAAAGAGAATATCGAAACCATCGCCCGAGAGGACGATGCAATCGTGGCCGCGGCTATCGATGCCGCCATTGAGGAGGCCTCGGGGTATCTCGGGGCTTATGACCGTAAGAAGATCTTCGGCACCGAGGGTGACGAACGTAACGCACTGCTGTTAATTTTCGTCAAGGACATCGCCGTATGGCACTTCATCAACCTGTGCAATGCAGGAACGGATCTCCAGCTCCGGCAGGATCGATACGAACGGGCCGTCGCCTGGCTGAAGTCCGTCCAGCGCTCGGAGATCAAACCCAACCTACCCGTAATGGAGGATGCCGACGGCGACGGAAAGCCCGACCCCGCTGCCGGAGAGTACATTTTCGGGTCGAACCCAAAACGATCACAACATTTTTGATTATGGCACAAATAGGTTATAAGACATCTTCCCGAAAGAGTTCCGGCACGAAAGCCTCAAAGCCGATAGTGGTGCAGCAGATCGTTGTCCAGGCTCCGCAGCGTCGCGTGTACGACATCGGAGATTGGCGGTCAGCTTTGCGCTCGGCCGACAACGGACGGCCGAAATATCTCTACGACCTGTTCGAAGACATCATGATCGACGGAGTCCTCGCCGATGCGATCAACAAACGTATCGAGGCCGTGCTGAATGCTGAAGTCGTCTTCATGAATGCCCGGGGACAGGAAGAACCCGCCATCGCAGCGATGATCGACACGACAGCCTGGGAAACGCTCATCCGCGAAATCATGCACCGGCTGTTCTACGGCAGGGCGGGCGTGGAGCTCTTTTTCAACAGCGGATTCCACGTCGAACCTATCAAACCCAAGTATATCGACCTGGACAACTGTCAGATTCTGCTGAACGACACAGGAGATCGATCGGTACCGTACGACCAGGATCCGAACCTTCTGGTCGTCGGTCGTCCCGGGGACTACGGGCTGCTGCTCAAAGCTGCACCCTATGCTATCTGGAAACGCGGTGGATTTGGCGACTATGCTCAATGGATCGAGCTGTTCGGAATGCCTCAGCGTATCGGAAAATACAACACGTTCGACCCACAGAGCCGGGAACTGCTTAAGCAAGCCTTGGAAGAGGCCGGATCCGCACCTTATCTCGTCATCCCCAAGGAGGCAGACATTGAAACCAAAGAGGTAAATAGGGGGTCTGGCTCGTCATTCAATGAGTTCCGTCAGGCGACGAATGAAGAGATGCTTATCACGATCCTCGGACAGACGCTGACCACCATTCAGGGCGAGCGCGGAGCCCGCTCGCTCGGAGAAGTGCATCTGCAGGTCGAGGATTCGAAACACACGAGCGACCTGCGTTTTGTACAACGTACGCTCAATGAACGGCTGCTGCCTGTTCTGGAGACTTGCGGCTTACCCGTGAAAGGCGGCCGCTTCGTCTATCCGAAGGCAGCCGACCCGCTCTCCGTGGACGAAATCGTGAAGCTCTCGACGATCATCGATATCCCCGCAGCATTCATTCACGACAAGTATTCGATCCCCATGCCGGACAAAGGAGAGGTGATCGCCGGAGAAAAGTCGAATATGGTATTAGGCTCGCACCTTGAAACGGATACGGATGTCGAGGAGAAGGTGCGGAATGCCGACAACCGGAACATTTGGCGCCGCTTATGGGATTTTTTCGTCAAAGCCCCGCAGGGCGGGGCGTTCGATGGCACTGCCCTCATGCGGATGCAGGACAGTGATACGCTCGAAGAGAGGCTGATGGGACGTGTGGCCGCCTCGCAGCCCGCGTTCGACACGGAGCTATTTCGATTCCTTTCCGAAGACCTTTTGAAGGCCGTTCAACCGGAAGCTGACAGCATCGGGAATGCTGATATCGGGGTTGTGTACGGAGTACGTGACGACGCTTTACAGACAGCGATGGAGATTAACCTGTTCCAGTTCTCGGCAGCCAAAACCCTGGCCGAATTGCAGGAACTCAACCGCCTCTTCCGTGAAAGTAGTAATTTCGCCGACTTCGAACGTGAGGCCCGCAAGATTTGTACGGCATTCAACCGCGACTGGCAACGTACCGAGTACGACACGGCACTACTTACGGCCGAAGCCGCCAGCACCTACCGGCGGCTGATGGGCAAGACAAAGTTGTTCCCCTACTGGGAGTACCGGACGGTCGGAGACGATCGTGTGCGTCCGTCTCATCGCCAGCTCGAAGGGATCGTCCTTCCCTACAACGATGCCAGATGGAAGAAGATCTTCCCGCCGAACGACTGGCGATGTCGCTGCCGGGTCGTGCCGCGGATGGCCCATGAGGTCAAGAAAGAGACGGTCGAAGCCTCGCAACAGCGCGTGGACGAGTTCTTCGGAACGGCGACGTGGAAAAAAGCCGCAGCACAGGGTTGGGGCGTAAACCGTGCCCTCACCGGCGAGGTGTTCACGCAGAACCAGTTCTACATCCGCCGCTTCCAGAACAAGGCTTCGAAGCTACTTGGCCGACTCTACTACAACGACTGGGGACTCGACTCGTTTGCCAAACGCCTGGCGGCAGCGACGGAACCGATGCCCGAATACAGCGGTTCGGCCGCAGAATGGTACGAGGCTCACAAGACGCTACACGACTACAAAGGCCGCGAAGTCGTTATGGACGAGAAGGTGTTCCGAACTCATACGACCGGGAACTATGAGAAAGTGCGGGTGCCGTTACTGGCATGTGTCGAAGAGGTGCTGAAGAATCCCGACGAGGTTTGGTTGAACGATTATCACAGACCGTTCAGGAACATGAATTTCATAAAATTCTATGACGGAAAGGTGATCGACGTGATCTGTGAAGTGGATGAAAATCTCGAATATAGGATAACGACCTGGTTCGAGATCGTTCAGACTCCGAATTTGAAACAGAAAACGCGAAGCAGCCGCCACATTGACCCGCGATGGAGATACCGACGGGGCTTGCTTATAAAAAAGTCGTAGCGGCATGTCTTTGCGTCCGGACGTACTGTTGTTTACCTTGGGAACACGTCCTGCAGGTATCCGCAACGCCTTGGATAGCCAGTGTCATACCGCTGCTTCGGGTTAACGTACTCATCCGCTGTATCAAGCCCAGACTTTGGTCCCATGCCCCCATCACCCGCGAGGGATAGCAGAATTCGATTCACCCCCGGAATTGTACGCTTCGGAACAAATATACAAAATTTTTATGAAAATAGAAATCGACAAACTCCTCGAGAAGCGTATGGAGGAGATCCTGCAGGGAACGGCTGAAATCGTCGCTGAAACATCCGTCGGATATTTCCAGGACACGTTCCGGCACAAGGCCTTTGACGGGAATCCGTGGGCACCACCCCGGGTCCCCAAACAATCGGGGTCACTGCTCGTGCAGTCCGGAGCTTTGCTCAACAGCATCCGGCCTGTCGTGGTCACGCCCGGGCGGATCGTCATCGCGGCCGGAAACGAGAAAGTGGACTATGCCCGGGTACACAACGAAGGATTCAAAGGTGCGGTTGCGGTTCCGGCCCATATCCGGCACACGCGCCGGGGTGATCAGAGCGTTCGGCAGCACACCCGAAGGGTGAACATTCCCCGGCGACAGTTTATCGGCGACGCCCGGGAACTCGAAACCGAGCTGCAAAAAAGAATCGAGACTTATGTGGAATCCGTATTAAACAACTGATTATGGAAAAAGAACTCTTCATCGCCCTGTGCGATCAGCTGAAAAACAAAGTCCCCGAATTGCGATGGATCGATTCGGATCAGGGACAACTCAATGTTTCGGAACGGCCTCCGGTGGCCTTCCCCTGCTGCCTGGTCGAGATGAGCTACCCGCAATGCACGACCCACATGGCCGGAAAACAACGCGTGCGTGTGAGATTTCAACTGCAAGTGGCATTCAACGTCTGGGGTACGGCAAACGCATCCGCACCGCAAGAGAGTCGTGAAAAAGCGCTTCAACAGTACGACACCCTGCAGAATATACACAAGGCGCTTCAATGGTGGTCTTTCGGACGCAAGATCAATCCGACATCCCGGGTGTCGGTCTTAACGGAGAATAGGTCGAACGGATTGAAAATATTCCGGATGATCTACGAATCGGAGTTTATGGATTAACCCCAGTCGAACCCGGGAAACATCCGACGCAACTGGCGTTTGGTCGTACGTTGACGGATCAGCTTGTTGTAGAACTCGTCCTCGGCGACCAGGGCGTTGCTGATCGTACGGTCCTCGACGAAAAATTCATTGTCGGCAAGGATCTTCAGCACATCGTCGAAACGTCGCCGCTCCAACTCTGTCCAGTAGTAATAACGGGCCGTCAGGAGGCGGTTGCGCTTGGCGATTCGGTCTGCACGCGACGTGATGTTTCCATCTCCCGAACGGGGCAGAGAACGTGTACGCCGCCGGTTCCCGGCTTTCTCAATGGTCGGGCAGTGGAAAAGAATGAGTTGATTGTCTGACGTGTTACCCATATTGCAAAGATACGAAATTTTGCACTGGAGGAAACAAAAACGCTGCCGATTTTCGATTCTTGGCAGCGTTTTTATGTTATCAAACAATCCCCACATTCAGTAGAAAATCAATGCGAAGACGGTTGAAATATGTGAGTTTTATGTCGAATTTACGATATTCCGGATCTTGTGCCTCCAAATATTGCCGGAGTTCCTCCTGACAGGCTTTGCGCATCGCATCGACCGAGAGATTACCTCTTGGTCGATAAAGGCCTTCGAGATAGCGTTTGCGATAGCCGGGCCTTTGCAAAATAAAACGCACTCTATACATATTTACATCGAATCTCGGGACAGGAATAAGAATTATCGCATATAAAAACGGGATAATTATGGTATCAACTGAATGACATTTGCTCCATTCTGGAGTTTTTCAATGGCTTCAGGCATCTGTTTTCCGATTGCCTTGAATCTGGCCCGGCACTCCTGCTTTATCGTTCCTATGTAGTCGGACGGCCCGTGTTGGATAACATGTAATCGCACCTTTTCGACAAAATCTTCAATTATCAATTTCTTGGCGCGATCCATATCTCCAGTTAAAACACAAGCCCGAAGTTGCCAATCAACATGCGGAGAATCATTGCCTTGTGCAATCTTCTTTACATTGTTGGTCATAGCCCATAATTTGAAAAACAGAATAATTTGGAGGAGTCCAAAAATGAAAAACAGAATTCCAAGAATTACGAAATAAAGATCCATAAAATTATATTTTTAGTTAAACACATACAAAGCTACAAAATTTGTTACTTTCCGGCAATGTTCTCGGCGGCGGAATCGAACCGCTGCAGACAACCGTTCGGGACTACTCCATGGCCGCCAACGAGAGCGGCAATGTTTGTTTCACACCTTTGTCGTCCTTGTAGGATACCGAAATGAACTGACAGGTATCGACGGGCCGGTAGGCGTTCTGGATGATGTCGGTGGCCTCGATCAGTTGCGGGTAGCCTGATTTGCGGGCGATTTCGCGCAGTTGCAGTACGCGGCTGGCCTTCAGATTTCCCTTGCGATCCTTCGCCAGCAGATTCATGACCATCTCGGTCAAAGCCGCCGAATCCTCGTCTTTGGCCAGCGATTTGATGAACGTTTTGACCTTATCGACCCCGACATTCACCGTATCGTCCCAGCCGTCGTTGGTGCGATAACCGAGTGCCACGGTGATCTTGCCGTCGGAAGTCGTGAATTGATTGCTGTGTCGGTCCGATTTGGTCCGGAACAACTCATCCTTAAGCGCGATCAGCGTTTCGGCATCGCCGAAAACCTCCTCTTTCAACCGGCGCATCTCCTCGCTCAACGCCTGCAACCGGCTAAACTTGCTGCGGCAGAACTCATCCACCGACGACTTGTATGCGGCAATACTCTCTTCGCGTTTCTGTTTCTCGGCACGCTCCTCGGCCTCAAGCTGCGCCTTCAGTTCGGCGCGTTGTGCTGCTGTCATTTTCGTAATATCCATACAATTTATAATTCGTATTTATCAATCCCTTCCGGCGCAGGATCGGGGAATATAAACCAATGGTCAAGCATTCGAAGAAGATCGCCCTCGATCCACTCCCCGTTGTCGAGGCGCTTGCCCCGGAATTTAATTTCTCTCATATTTCAAAATGTTTGAAAGGTTTCAAAGTTTTGCATCGAATCTCGTTGTTTCACCAACTCAAATTCGTAAACTACCCGTAAAGATCGTTGAACATTATCTTTTTCATATCTTCAATTTGCACTTTTTTGATAAAAGCCACTCGACCGCTCCGTACAGCAGGTTGATAAGCTGTGTCGACTGTACCGATAAGTAGTATTCCCTTCCTGCGCCGCCACACAGTACCTCATCGCTTCCGGAGGCCATCTGGTAGTACGAGAGGCACCAGATGTCCTCCCATTTCCCTATCTCCATATTGATCCACGCTCCGTCGGGCATTCGGCAATGACTTGGCAACGCTCCCAGCAAGTCCGCGACCGTGAAGGCAGGTACATGGCCAACACGATCTACCTGCCAACGTTTCGTATCCGTACTTGTGTCCCATTCCCTCAATATTGGATGTGACGCAAGGGATATAGTATCCCATACCATGCTGGCCATCTCCGCCGGCACGCCCAGTTCCAGCAGCCGCTTCGATTGCTCGATGCTTGTTACTTGATTTGTCATATCTTCTCGTATTCGTTTATCGTTTTAAAATCTGCAATCAGATCGAACCCGCCGATCCCGCTGAAAAGAGAGGCGTGGGTCATAAGCGATCATCGGTTATCCCCGTTTCCATCGATCACGCCGCGCTCGCGGCGGCTGGCGAGTTTGTCGAGGTTCTGCTGCATGACCTCTTCGAGCGTGAAGCCGAAGCAATCGGCAATGCCCGCGATAAACCACGCACAATCCCCGACCTCTTTCATCAGCTCGGATTTGTAACCCTCCGCCTCTTGCAAATCGCCCGTATTGAAGACCAAATGATCCATATCCAGCCGGCACACTCCCTTTCGGCGCCATTTGGCGATCTTATCGGCGATTTCGCCCACCTCGGCCATCAGGCCGAAAAGCATATAGATCGCATTCCCGCAACTCGGCAGCCGTGTACTCATCGCGCGTGTCTGATATTCGTTCGCCCGCATAGTTATTTCGAATTTTTCCTGTTAAACTTCCTCTCGACCAGATCGCATAAATCCAGGTACATCGCATCGGCATTCTTCGCCTTCACTCTCTCCCGGAACCCGGCTATATCCGACAGCCAGCAGCCGCAACGGACATAAATGCCGTCTTGCAGGTTGAAAAAGTAAACCTTGCTGCCAATCCGAGAGCCGAATCCGACAAAAGCCAGGAAAGGATAATCGCCGATATATTCGCCTTTCCCTTCGAAGGAGCACTCCTCACCGAAAGAGCAATCCTCACCGAAAGAGCACCACTTGCCGAAAGAGCACCACTCGCCGAAGGAGCACTCCTCACCGAAAGAGCACTCCTCACCGAAAGAGCAATCCTCACCGAAAGAGCACTGCTTGCTGAAAGAGCACCACTTGCCGAAAGAGCAATACTCACCGAAAGAGCACCACTTGCCGAAAGAGCACTCCTCACCGAAAGAGCAATCCTCACCGAAAGAGCACCTATCGCTGAATACTTGTATATCACTGTAATCTCCAGAGGGGCATTGTTTGATTCCGTCGATCACCTCAAAGGCATCGAAATCTGCCTGTGTGTATTTTTTCATTTTATTTTTATTTTATTGTTTACTCACACAATCCGTAAAAGCTCATGCAACTGGTCGCCGTATCGTCGTCGAACAAACTGCCCGTCGCGTTCTGCCATTGGACGTAGCGCACGACATCGTTTATTGTCGGATATTTCTCTCCGCTGGTAATTGCGTAGGAGGGAATCATATCCGGGCCAAAAAAAGAAGAGTGCAACTCTCTTTCGAAGTTTGCTATTTCCGCTATACGCTCGGGAGATTGTTGGGCGATATTGAGAATATCGCGCTGGTTTGCCATCACACACGGCCAGCAGCCGACGCGCTTATAGCCCATCCGGTAGAGAGGATTCGGCTCTAACCCTGCGGCGAGGATGTAATCGATCACCTGCTGCGCCGACCAGTCGAACACGGGCCGAAGCAAATCGTCGGCGAACTTTTCCCGAAATGCCCGGACATCCTTACCACGGTAGCTGTGCTTCTTCGGCTTACCGTTTTTGTCATAACCGTAGGGCTCGAAATAATATTTGAAGTACGTACATTGCGCCGACATCTTGGCTCGCGCCGGAGATTCCGCGCCTCTGATGCCCTGAATCATCAGCATATTGTCCTGAACTTCGTCCAGCACATAGTCAATCGTCGGTTTGGTTTTGAGTTCTATCGTGCAGAACCGCGCCCGCGTCGAGGCCCAGCGCTTTTTTTGCCGCGCAAGATCGACCATCCCGTCGTACTTCTTCGACTTCAATGTTACCAAGTCGAGGTGCAGCTTGTCGGCGATACGGTTAATATACTCATAGGTCAGTGGATGCTCCCAACCCGTATCGCAGAACACGGTGGTAAAGTTCTTGGTAATATGCTCGCGCACCCACAACAGCGCCGCAAGGCTGTCCTTACCTCCTGAGAAGGTAACGATTACTTTCATTTTCTTTAATCTGTTAAATTCAATTCGATAATCTCGTCGATCCTGTAATCCTCGATCCCGGTACACTCCAACAGAGCCGGGATGCGTACAAGAGGTTTGGCCGGGTTGAAGTCGTAGCGACCCGAAATCCGACCGTTGAGAGAGCTGATGATCCGGCACAGTGACAACACGATGTTGTAAGACCTTTGAGGAGCCTCCAACAGGATGCAGCCGCTGATGGTCCGATACGCCTCGTCTGTCTTGTCGTTGTACTGCCGGGCGGCCCGGTCGTCGATCTTGCGAAGCATCGACCACGCGATGCCGTGAGCCTGCGCGACCAAAGTCCGGGCCTGCGTATAACGGCGTTTGGTTTCGTGGCGGAACAAGCCGGAGGCCGTAAGTTCGGATTCAAGGTCGAGCATCGCGTAATTCAGACATCCGACCAGCGTCAGCATCCGCACCGCGAGCGGCACGTACCGCTCGTCTTCCGGCCGGGGGCCCCGCTCGATTAAGCGGGTATTCATCCATGCCGTATGTTTCATCAGCATTGCCTGACGGTAAGGTAGTTTGGTCATAATTTGACAACGATTGAGGTTCCGATTTGACGGCCTATCATTTTCCCGTATTCATTGTATATTTCACGCGGATAGATGCTTAAATCGGAGATATGTACTCCGTTATCTTTTTCGAACTGCATCAGCAAGCAGGATATTTGATCTTCAAGATGCTCCTTGGCATCTTTGACTTCAGATATCGTTTTAATTACAAGTTTCATGGTTAGCTCGGCAATTGGTTGGATCGAATAATAAGCGGAATTGAAACGGCGCACTGTGTATTTCGGATTTTGGGCTTGCGTAGAATCGCCTCCAGTTTGGGAATAAGAGACTGCAATTCCTCTACGGTCAATAGTCCGAACGGTTTGCCTGCGATACGTAAATCCATGCAGAATTCGTTGACCGGGGTAAATGAAGAATCAGTCGTATCGATACCGAGGCGTTGCATGCGTTTCAACACTGCCGAACGGGCTTTTCGTAGTCGTTCTTTGTGGTCTGCAATACTTTCTCCCATCATCTTACCCGACTGTAAGCACTCGCACATATCTTCGTACTCCGTCGGCATCATCTCCCGAAGCGATGAAGTACGACCATCCGTGAATTGCAATACCAAAGTTTCCTTGTACCGGTCGAGGTCGATGCCTTTCGCCTTGGCGATAGCATAGAACCGAGAGTAGCTACACTTTTTCTTTGTCATAATCTTCGAAAGTTTGTACGCTGAAAAATCCGAGTTTGGGCCGTACGTTCATAAAGACCGGCATTCGACGATGGAGGGCGATGCACAACTCGATGCGTGCACCCTCGCTCTTCTCGTAATCGTCCAACAAGTAGATGGCGTCACATCGAAGCAGCAACGAGATATCTTTGCCTATGTGCTCCGCCCAGTCGGCCTCCAGTGGAAGGCCGTTGTCGAACGGGCTGACCGGTTCGAACCCGAACCGCCGTATCTTCTCCGCCGCACTTCGAAATTTGGCGATCGCCTCCCGGACAGGCAGTCCGGTGATCTTTCCGCTGATGTAAATTTTCTTGATGTCCATATCGTTTTACATTTAAGGTTTATCCCCAGTATTTACGCGCACCTTCTTCGTAAATCGTACATTCGCCTGTCGGACCGATAAAACGGCCCTTACTGAAGGCTTTGTAACCTTCGACCCAGATTTTCAGCGAAGCGTCGTACATCACTTTGCTCGCAGCACGTCCGTCCGGACGTTTGCCGTCGGCATGGCTGACGAAAATCAGCAATTTGTTGCGATGCCGCTCCTTGAATGCGATGTATTCCTTGTAACTCATTTGGGTATATTGGAAAGAGTCGATGACAACGAAATCCCACGATCGGGGTTTCGACAGCCGTTCGTCCATTTCTTCGAAACTCATCGAATCGTTGTACTGAAAACGACTGCCGCATTCATCTGCCCGATAACGCCGAATAGCATCCTGTGTCGTTCCTCCCAGTCCCTCCTCCAACGGCAGATAAAGTACTTTGCCATGAGCGCACAGCGCCTTGCAAAAGGATACCACAGCCGAAGTCTTTCCGTTGCCGCTGTTACCCCAGAAGAACACCACACCCGTACGGTCGATTTCCCCCACGCAATCATCCCAGATGCCGCCCAAACGAATCGTGCGGCGTTTGATCGTCAGAACCTGTTTTGCAGATAGTGTCCGGCCCATTTGAATTGCTTTTGAACAAGACTATTTCTTGATTTCAGCGAGCTTTTTACTTTTGTGCACCGATTTCCGAACACGGCGCATGTCGTAATAGTCCCGCACTTGCTTCTTATCCCATGGATTTGCAGCTTTCGATACGACCGTGCGGGCATCTGCCAACACTTTGGAGATTGCTGCTTCGGCATTCAGCCCGTTTGCCAGACATACGGCCGTCACCTCATGGCTGGTTGCGGGAGTGAGGTCGATGAACCGGCGCCCGATACGTGAAAACATCTCGTCATAACCCTTTTTGTCGTACTCCAAGCCGATACTCATCCGCCGCTTGATGTATTCGGTCGATAGAAAGATGATTCCGCAGCGTCCTTCGAGCGCGTTGTAAATCGAAATGAAGTAGTAAAACACCGTATCCATCAACTTGTCGCCTTCGTCGAAGACGAGCAGCGGCCGGTCGAGCACACGCAATTCATCCGTTACGGCTTGGAGTTTCTCCCGCTGGCTCGTCTGGGCGAGTTTGAGCCCTATGACGCGGGCCATTTCACGAATAAAGTCCCCGCGACGCATGTCCTCCGAACACGAGATAACGAACACGTTTTCATGCTTGGCAGCATAATCGTGCGCGGTCGTCGTCTTGCCGATACCGGCATTTCCGACCACCCATGACACGTTTTGATTCGCTTGCGCATCCTCCAGCAAAAGAAATAATTCCCGGTAAGCCGTCGTTTCGCAGACAGTCCATTCCTCCGGATTCACAGGAGAAATTTGCGAGCGGATCCGCAGGAACATTTCGTCGCTGATGTTGTCGAATTTACCGTTCAGAATCGTACTAATCGTACCTGCACTGATACCGAGTGAATTCACCGCCTTGTTTTGGCTGGGATACTTGGATACATAGACCTGCAAACGGGCCTGAATATCCTTTTTCTCTTCGAGAGATAACTGTTTCATATTGGTTTGTAATTAAAAATTTACATTCGATTGAATATCGCCGTCGGATCGCAATCCAGATTGCTGACCGCCTTGGTATATTCGCCGACGGTCACCGGTTCGGAGTACTGCCCGGAGGGCACGACTACAACCGTATCGGCCAGGCGTTCGTACTCTTTTTCGCTGATGCCTTTGATCGCCGGTGTCCGCAGCCCGTGCTGTTCCGGTGCGACGCCGTGTTCCAGTTCCAACGCATGCGCCTCGATTTGACGGCGCACCCGCTCACGTTTGTTCGCTTCATCGTTGTAGCGAATCAGCTCCATATCGCTTTCCTGTTGTTCCTGAATATTGCGACGGACCGTGAGATAAGGATATGCTACGGTTTCGTAACGTAACCCCATCGGGGTCTGTTCGTAAAGCAATGCGCGATCCATGGACTTCGGATCGAAACGCACGAAGAATTCTCGGCCGGTATTCTCACTGCGCCATGCGTAATCGGGCGTACCATCGGAGGTCAATACCTCGTAAGTGTACTTGCGGTTTTGGTATTGGATCGTGATACCATCGGCTGTAAATATGCTCGGCCGCTCGGTTGTCAGCCAGAACAGATCGATCATATCCAATTCCGTTACGCGCTCCGTTGCAGGATTGACGCTCGTGCGGTACATCTCTTCGTGTGCAATCCCCGTCTGGTAGTGCTTCATCGCATTCCATTTGCTGCGGGCGACGGAGTAGGCCTCCAGCATCTCCTCGTAGGTGAACAATTTCTCCTTGTTCGCTTCGAGGAACTCCCGGTTGATCTTCCACGCCTCTTTCGAAGTGATGTTCCCGCCGGTGAAACGCCAATCCTCATGCAGTACCTGCTTTTGAAAGCGACCGAACACCGACTCGATACTTTTCGACGGAGCGTTATATGGTGCTGTCGGGCGATTGATGCGGCAGATATTCGCGAAGAACTTCTGAGCGATCTTGCTCCGCTGCCCGCCCTGATTGTCGGTAACGATTTCATACGGTTTGTGTCCGGCTGTTTCGATAGCCATACGGAATGCCCGAAACTGAGCGTCGAAATTCTCCGTATCGCTGACCGCATAGCCGAGCAAGGTTTCGCTGTAAGCGTCGATCACTTCGTACACCGATGCGGAACGCACCACCGTTTTGCCGTTCTCGACCGCCTTGTAGAAGAGGTTGAGCTTCGTTCCGTCACCGTACCACAGCGAATCGCGCATCGTCGGCATTTCGGTCTTGTTGCGGCGTGCATAGAGCTGTTTGGCCGCCAGTTCACCATAAACAGCGTCGTACCACAGCGGCTTGATCTCCGGCCGTTCGAGGTATTGCACCAGCGACGACTGCGAAGCGAGCCGTTTCCAACCGCGACGTTCGGCGATGCGGTTGAATTCTTCGAAGAGCTGCTTGGTCGTATAGACCGGGACGCGACAACGACGCAGGGCGACGATCTGACGTCCGGCCGCTTTGGTAATTTTCAGCGTGTTCGCATTGCAGAACTTGCCAGACACGAGGCAGGCATAGCCCTCTTTCGTATATTGGCGGAGCTTGTCGCGCAGACGAGCTTCACTCTTGGGCAGGGTGTGTCCGTAGGCTTTGCGCAACTCCTCGGCCGCAGCGAAGATGTTAGACCAGATGACCGGCGTATTGTTATTGCACGCACGACGCATCGCTTTTTGTGTCCCCCGCATTTCCCGAAGAGCATTCAGCACCCGCGCATTCAGCGTGTATTCTGTTTGTTTATCCTCCGGTAAATGTTCGCCGTTCGGCAACAGATATTCATGATAATACTTTTGTGCTTCGCTATCGACTGCAAGCGGCATATCTTCCTGTTTCATTATCTTTTCAGGATTACCGTATTTCGCTTCAAAACGCAGTCGGAACCGTTCAGGTAGCGAGTGGTACTCGATCAGAGCATACGACCCGAGTCCCTTGCCCGGACGTAGAACATTTACCCGGCCCCGCGTCACGAGATGATCGTAAGCACTACGACTCATTACCGCCTCGCCATCGTCCGACCGCGTCAGCTCGTGCATCGTTACTGCTATTATGTTTCCGAAATATTCCATCGCTTCGTTGTTCTCGATCCCGCGCCGGTATCGCTCCGGGCAACGCCTTCAGCGTTCGTGGGAAAATCGCTATATTTGTGTTGCCAACTACAAAATTTCAGCGATTATGTTACCTGCCGATCTATATATCCATTTCATTTGCCCGTCGGAACAACTGATGTTCCGTACTCGTGAATCGATGTCTCCTCAATTGCGCCAGTTAGACGTGAGATACAGAACTGATAAATCGTATCCTCCCGAATGTTACCGATTTGAACTTTCCATTCCTGCCGTGGAGGAGTACACGATGACCTTTCGGGTGTGGATTGATAAGCATGATCCCCGGATTGAGCAGATCCTGACGGCTGCACACAACGTTGTCGAAAGCGTTTCAACAGAGATACGTCTTGAAATAGAAAGGTGATCGTACCGTCGGCTTCGTTCCAGTCGGACTCTCCGAGACCGTATCCGCTGATCGATTCCAGTTCTTCGACCGCCGCATGCAATAGCTCATTCAGACGCTCTTCGTGACGGGAAATAGCCTCTCTTTGGTGTTTGGGTATCATAAGCCTACCTGTTTAATGAATCCGTGAGGCTTTGCGCCTCGAATACGATGTTTCCCCAGTCGCGAACCTTGACATCGGAGAACGTTTTTACGGCACGATTATCCCGACTGATGCTGGCTGTGCACGTCGCGTTGTCGAACTCCACTCGAACACCGTTCGAGAAGGTTTGAATGATCCGTTGTACGCCGCCGATATCATGTACGAAATCGATCTCGCAATTCGGCATGAAACCTTCCGTGACATCGAGCTTGATCATTACGCGTCCGCCATTTTGCACGGCCATGCGGCGAATCTTTTCTGCCAACTGGCTCTGGGTCTGGAAGGTCAAGGCCGACCACAGCGTTACACGGCTTACCCCCAACGCCCGACAGATGCGAGCTTTTTTAGAAGTCGATAATTCGATATATTTCATCATTCTCTTGGTTATGTTTGGTTCTACAAGTAGTCAGACAGTATCTCTTTGAAATGCCATCATCGGGATATCGCCGGGTTATTTTACTTCATTGATGCTCGGTCTCAAGGAACAACCGTAAGCCGTTACCAAAGCGTCGAACATGCGCTTCACGAAGGAAGCGGACGCTTCGAAAACAATTCCGGACTTCTCCGTATAACTGAATGCGATACCGCGTGTAATCAGGTAAAAACAGACCTTGTTCTTGTTGCTTTGCGTTTGCCACTTCTTCATTTCCTCTTTCATAGCCATAATTCAAAATTTTCACTATCTTTATAGCGCCTTAATATGTTAGGACGATGCAAATATAAACGAGATATTTCGACTATGCAAGAAAATAAGCAAGAAAAATCACCTATCAAGCGAAAAATATTGTTATTCCTTTCGGAAAATGGTATAAGTCAGTATGATTTTTACCGAAAAACGGGTATTACAAGGGGGATTTTGGGACAAAATAATGGTATTAGCGAGGATAATATGGCGAGATTTCTTGCTGCATATCCACAAGTATCGGTCGAATGGTTATTGACAGGACGAGGTTCAATGCTTCGAGATCAAGATATCCAACTTGCCACGCCTGTCGTAAAAGAACAATTCCATCTGCGAACGGATCACAAAGTAGGATTGCAAAGCATCCCCCTCTATGAATTGGATGCAACAGCCGGTTTAGTGGAACTGTTCAGCGATCAGGCCCGCCAAACACCCATTAGCCATATACAAATCCCCGATCTTCCGCCATGCGATGGAGCTCTTTACGTGCGAGGGGATTCGATGTATCCATTACTGAAAAGTGGAGACATAGTTCTATATAAAGAAATTGCAAATAATTCGTCTGGTATATTATGGGGCGAAATGTATCTTCTATCGTTCACACTTGACGGCGAGGACTATATTACTATCAAGTATATACAAAAAGCCGATGACGACCGTTTCGTCCGGCTCGTTAGCCATAACCCACACCATTCACCGAAAGACATCCCCGCCGACTCGATCCAAGCACTGGCATTGGTAAAGGCGAGTGTGAGATTCAACACGATGGGATAA